TTAGTGAGTTAGCGACCATGCCGGTAAAGGTGTGTTCTTTCTCTTCTCTACCGACACGGACAGTGTAAGATGGATAAACACCAGCCGATGGGCTAGTTAAGGAAGGCTCAGTTAGAATGTGCTTGTAAATGGACCCTGATGGGTTGCTGGTTGTGTCTTGTGGGAAGAATGCGTAAAGCAAGTTGCCCACAAAGTCATCGACCTGCATGGCAAGATTGATGTCACCGTCAGAGTATTCTGACCCTGTGACTGACTTGCCGATTATCGGTCTGCTCATGTCTTGCCTCGTAAGCAAGTCATGTTTTGTTGCTAATGATTCATCGTCTACCTCGCCATAAATCGGGCTACCGGATGGCTCAGTACCGTAGGTTGATTCTTTTTCTAATGACACATATCTGTTTAGGAACTCTACCATAGGAACACCTCTATGTGGTCTTAGGACAGGTAGACTGCTTTATTAATGTTCTTATCTGTGCCTCATGTCTATACGACGCATATATGTGAGACTCATGCTGTGGACGCAAACAGTCTCGTCGTCATCTAGTTTTGTATCTAACTCAGCGGAATAGGAAACAATGCTGTCAGTTGTGCCTTGCACGCCAGTCTGCGTGTATAACTCATCAAACACCTCGCCCACTATATTCAAACCTGACCGATATGCGTTCTCGTAGTTAGTGCCACGGGTTGTCACAAAAATCTCAACTTGGTAGTTTTGGGTTATCTTGGCTCCGCCCAAAGACTCAAACATAGGAGACTCCAAGTTTCTTATGAGAACGTGTATCGAAGGAACAGGTATTCTGTTAGTCATATCAGATGATATGTCGTAGCCATAGACTATTGACGAGTCGGGAACCTGTGTTTTCAGGTAAGGTCTTGCTGAGTCTTTCAACTGCTGCACAACAGCCAGTCCCATACGTGCGAGCGTGTCCTGTGCAAAGTCAGACAACAGCAACTCGTCGGGGGCAAATGCACCAAACTTGGAGTAGTAGACAGCACCCCATTTTACGTTGCCGTTTCCGTTGCCCCACACCACGCCTGTAGAAGACGTGTTTGCAGCCGTCACAGAAGCGAATACAGCCGTTCCATCGTCGTCGTTGATAATCTCATGCTTGTAGAGTTTTGCGTCCGTTCCTGTGAGCGTAAGACGCAAAATAAGGGTAGTTGGGTTGTCCTCAGCCTTAGCCAAGTCAAGGTCGGTGATAGTCACCGTCGTAGTCCCTACGAGTTTGAGGGAAGTGTTGTCTCCTGTGGAGTGTACTTCGACTTTCTTAGCCCCATCATCTATCTTCATCAGCACCGTGCCGTCGGAGGGTGCGCTTGTGTACTCAAACGCAGCAACGAGCGTGTTTGCCGTGCCTGTGGGTGCTATCGAATATGTGCCGTTGGTAATCACCCAGTTGCCACCCGAAGCAGAGCCGCCGCCCGATGCAAGCGTAAAACTGTCGTTGAAAGTGCCGGTCAAAGCCGCCGGGTCGCCGCCCTTCATACGAGATGACCAAAACTCTGTTTTTGTTGCTATAGCCATGTTATCACATCATTTAAAATGTCCTTTAAGCCTTTTGGCAGGTGCAGATAATCTAGTGGTTATTTGTTTACTCTTTCTGCGCATACCTCTTCTGTATATTTCAGTGAGTGATTTGTCAGAAGGATTCTCTTTCATACGAGAACCAAAGAAACCAGTTGGCTGATTGCGTGAAGGTTGTCCACGGAATCCATCTTCGGGTACAACTGCGCCACCAATCCCTTTCTTGTCGTAGGAACCTGCAACATATCTTTGATACCTACCCCTTTTTCTATCAGCCTCTTCTAATTCACTGAAGCCCAAAGAATCTGCAAGAGAATCATAAATATCACCGTCAGCCGGGTCGCTGGGCCTTTCTTTACTTTTGAAAGCCCTCTTTCTGTTTTTTATCTCGCTCCTAGCCATTTCAGTTGCTCTGTCTAATATTTCTCTTAGTTGTTTATCGCCTTTTTCGTACATTTGCTTGCTAATATCATCAATGAGTTGTGTGTACGCAGCCTTGTCGAAGTAGGCCGCAAAACCCATCATACCCTCGGTAGATGCCTCTCTGCCTATGAATGTCCTTGGACCTTGTTCTATTTGATAATCTGCTACGTCATACACAGCAAATGCGCTTTTGTCAACCTTCTTCATTTCCCTTTGCACTGATGTTCTCAACTTCTGAACAACATCTATACGTGGAAGACCGGGGTGTACGTAAGTTCTAACTATCTTACTCTCGGCCATTTACTCACCTCAGATAGTTCCGAGGTGCGCAATCTGCATGAGGTTCTTCTTACCCCTATCTCTCAACACTCCGCCTCTCAAAGTACCGTCAGGACCGCTTGTTTGGAAAGTCCCTTCGTCTTCCATGTAGTAAGCAGCAGCAAGGTCAGCACACACTTCGCGGATTACTTTTAGCGTATCAGTTTGTGTGTAGAGGCCATCGCTACCAGTTGAAGCACCTGTGGAGGGAACGGTGCGTCCGTAGTCACGCCAGCATTGGTCTACCTCTAATGTAGCCCTTCTGATGGCCGTGGTAATCCTACTTGCAGCCTGTGTGCGCTGTGCGCTGTTCAGACCCAATCTTGTTCCTACATCACTTGCGTTGCAATATTCCGGCATCTACATCACCTGTGTCCCTATACCTAGAGCAGAGGCAAGCATGGCTAATAGCCCAAACATCACCTTCTGCTGCATCCCCATATTCTTCTCAATCAAACCGTTTGTCACCTTGAGTTCAGTCGCCACTTCCGTCAACCCCGTCTTCATCTCGCCTTGCATATCCGCTATGCGTTCAATAAGTATTTCGTGCCGACGTATATCGGCCTCGGCGTTATCCATACGGACTTGTAATACTGCAACTTCAGTCATCTTTTTTCACCGTCTTGGTCACTTTGCCCTTGACGGATTTCGATGCTTTGGAAACCTCTTCTACTACTTCTTCGGCTTCCTTTACTTTGTCCTTAATATCATCCATAGAGTCAACGATTTCACTGATAGAAATGCTACCATCAGCCATCATTGCCTTGTACTTTCTGTACCCCCATGCGGCGATACCGACCAAAGCCACAAGCCCGACGAGAATAATCTCTATCTCGTCTAGTAGCGAGGAACCCTCGCTTACGCAGTCTATCACACACTCCATTACTGTTTCGTTGGTGCTGTTGTTCATTTTACTCCCCTCTTTCGTATATTATTTGTTTTACGGCTGAATGTGGTATTACTGCAAATGGCCGTGCCGACCCGTCTCGGTAAATCTTAAACCCATGAGGTGTTTCTTCAATGTTTACATTGGTATAAGACTTTTCCGGTGGTCTATACACTATTTTGCCCCTGCGAGTATCACCCATGCACCCGACCTATCCTTTTCATGTTTTGCCTTGTATTTAAGTGGTTTCACGCTGGACCTAAATACTCTATGCTAATTTGACACTCGTTAGTCTCCGTCGATATGTCTGTGCCTAATTGTGCATCTACCCTCAATCTGATATAGTCGTTGGCAGTATGCTGGTAGATGAATGAGGTCGATAGACCCGAACCACCGGAGTTCTCCCTCGTATAGACCTGCGCTCTTGACTGTGCTACTGTGGTTGGAGAAGAAAATGAGTCATTGTCATCCGTCTGCATATCCACGAACACCCTTGTCCTATCAGCAGCAGTAGTGCCATCGTCATTTATGGGTATGGAATATGATACTCTGTAATACCCACCAGCAGCCAATCTAATGTGACCATCAGTGGTGGATGAGGCATTTCCAGCAGGGTCCAATACCTCAGTATCAAATGGTATGGTGACTTCCGTAGTGGTCACATTGACGTTCCCACTATCCATATACACCACTGGTTTGTATGTATCGGTTCCGATATTGCCGTTGAACGTCCCTTGGTTCAATGTAAGACCTGCTGCATGAATCTCGACCAAGTTCGTCTGTGAGTTAGCGACTAATCCTCTAATAATCAATGAGCCGTCCTTCGTTCCCTCAGTGGTATCTTCTATCTCAGTTCTGAGAGAAATGTATGTCGATGGGTTTCCTGTTGACCCCTCACCTCGGAAGTTCACCTGACCAATCAAATCATTATCAGCGACAGATGCAGAGTACCTGTAAAGTGCGAGAGTAGGTCCACCACTTGAACCATCGTCGTGCTTTTCTATTAGCATTCCCGCATCTGTTCCCTTGACGGTCAACTTCTGTAGACTGTCATGTTGTGATGTGACTGAGCCTATGACCAATCTGTTGTTGCTATCATCCCAAGTGAAGTCAGCATCTCCACCGAAACTACCACTATTGTTGTATTGCACCTGACTATCCGAGCCAGCAGGTGATGTGCTACCGCCGCTTACAGCACCAAACTCCAAGGCTGTGCCACCACTGTTGACCTTCAATACCTCGTTGGCAGAACCCATAGCAAGCGTGCTTAGGGAAAGTTGCCCTTGCCCTATGAGAAGGCTGTTGACAGCGACGGTGTTCAGCCCTGTGCCGCCCTCCGTCACAGGAAGCGTGGGGATGTTGTTGATGCTCTCGTAGATACCATCGGCTATCTGTCTGAAGTTCCAATCGCCTTGCACCGTCGGCCTCTTGACCGACTTTATCTTCGCGGAGGCTACTTGGTTGCCGGCTGCTGGTCCGTAAAGCCTACCACCATCTCTTATGACTAACTCATTGCAATCCAAGGTCTTACCTACTTGTATGAACGCGTAGTTGGTTGTGTTATCACCAGCCTCTATGACGACCTTGTGGTATTGGACGTTGAACGTGTTTGTAGTGGTGTTGCCGAAGTTTGTGTAGACATCACCGAACACGGGAAGTCTGAAGTTTGATGCGCCTGACTTGAATCGAGCCGTGGTATGGCCGAACTGGAATGTCTCGCCTACAGTTGTCAATGCCTCAAAGAAGAACTCCTTGTCGTAGTCATGCACGTTTCTGCTGGTGCTGGTCACGCTACCACCGGACCAGTTGAGCATATCAACAGACCCGTATGTGTTGAATGCCGTGGCACTGGCATCGCTTGTGATAAATTTAGCGTGAACTGTGCCTATGTTCGTCATGTTTGGATATACACCGTCAACCAGCGTCATCGAGTTAGTGCCGCTTGCCTGTGTGAAGTCAAAGGTTATCTTACCACGCACTGTCTCGCTTGAGAACATACTCTCGCCGGCATTCAAACCCAACTTGATGTAAGCATCGGGAACGCTCGCATCGTTTGTGCCATCGCCGTCATACACGGTAAACTGCGTGCCACTTCCATCGAAGATAAACGTGAAAGTCTCTGCAAAGGCAAACACCGTATGTTCATTTACGGTAAGAGTATCTTTTATGGTCATCGACCTTGCTGCTACGGTATTGAACAAAGTCGATGCTGTGTGACCATCCTGCACCGTTATAGATTTGACTGTGAGGCCGTTTGCGGTAGCGAAGTCACACTGATTTGCTAATGTAGCGGCATCAAAGAATAAATCGTCAGATGCTCCGGGTACGGAAGTGTGTTTGGTGCTGCCACCGCTAGTAGTGACCCAGTTATTAGCATTGTTGAACGCTTGTGATACGCTACCGTTCCAAAAATAATTTGCCACTTCTAACCCCTCTCACTCAATAACCTGAGCCTCTTGAGAGAGAGCCGTACAAAGCCCCACTTGTTGTTCCCGCCACCTTCGTATCGGTGCTGTTTGTATGGAACGCAGTACCGCCTCTCTCTTCTATGACTGCCATTGCAGCCTCCGCTTGCTTCTCAAACGACGCTAACTGTCTATTGAATCTGATGTCTGATGTGCCTTGTTCCTTCTCGGGAACGACGGCAGGTATTGTGTCTATTAGCACACGTAGGCAATCTACGCATACCATGAATTTTATCGCTGACTCTTTCAAAGTGTCAGTGGGTGCGTTGGTTGTCACCCCAATCAAGTTGGCGACACGGGCCTTCTTGTTGACTTCAGCCGTGCGTATGGTGATGTACTCTGTGATTGTCGCTGAGTTCAAACCGCGTGGTCTGTTCAACAAATCACGAATTTGCGCTTCCGTCACCGCCATGTCCAAACCTCTTATCGTAGTCCGATGGCACGTCTATGACTATCATGTTTGATGAAGGTTTCTCTGCTCGACCCACAACAACCACCCTGCGGGTAGCCAATATCTTGTCAGCCATCTCGGATGGTGGAAGCCAGTAGAGAGCCTTGCGTGGTGCAGTTAGAAGACTTAGCGGGTGGTCCTTGAATTTACCACCAGCGTTGCGGTGAATCCTTACCATGTACCCTAGTCCGGGTTTGTAATGCTTCAACCTAAACTTCAAGTCTTTGACAGTTGCGCCTTCAGGAATAGCAATGCCCTTCTCTTTGAGTTCAGCAACAAGTTTGGCCTTAGACGGCCCCTTGGGTTTAGGGGCCGCCTTCGGCTTAGGTGCTGCCTTCTTAGGGGCTGCTTTCTTAGCAGGTGCTTTCTTCTTAGTTGCCTTGTCCGGCATCTAATCACCAATCAGGAGCGCACTCCGGTCAACTTCACAATTCTGTGGTTCTTGCCGGATGAAGCACCGTCTTGGTGTTCGTGGATAACGCTGCCCATGTAGCCGGTTAGTAGCCAGTCGAAACCGACACCGGGGAGTCTCGTCAACTCAGTCTCTTGGAAGCCCTCGCCGTTGTAGGTGAAGAACTCAGCAGTCTCAGCACCGGGAACCATGAGTAGAGCGTCGTTGCCAAGGGCAGACGAAGCACCGAAGTCACGGGTGTAGTAGATGCTTAGGTTTGCTATTCTTCGTAGGTGGTCGCCAAGGGACTCGACTACGTTTCCGTATAGAGTCGTGTTGAGGATTGCGCTCCTCTTGTCGGCTGGAAGGACTAGAGCCAATGGCTCGTTGCCGGAAACCTTTGCGTTTGCAAAGATGTCGTCCATTGCCGATAGGATGTCGCCCTCTTCGTCAGCGGAACCGCTACCGAACACAGCCGTAGCAGCCACAGAGTTGTCTGCGCCGCCAGCGAGCGTGGTTAGGATGTGGTTGTCGATTGTGTCAGCCCTTGCCCTTACGATAGCCAACTGCTGCCTGTCGATGTTCTCAAAGGACTCGCCTCGTAGCCTTACAGCGTCGAGGAAGGTGCATCGGCCCTGACCCTTCTCTAGTTTGGCCGAGTAGTTGGCCGTGCCTAGGTTGGTTGGGTCGGTGATGGCTATGTCATCAAGTGGGTACGAGAAAGTTCCTACAACGCCAGTGTACCATGTGAATGATAGCCAAGGCACGCTTCGGACACCAACGAGGTCGGTGGCGATAGCGATGGTGTTGGACTGTAGTTGAATGAAGTCCCTCAAGGTCTGCTCAAGGACTGCATCGCCGGGAGCGAATGGTCCTGCTGCTGCTTCTACGTTTAGTATCTCTTCTAATGTTTGGTTCATACTTTTCATCTCCTTAAATTATTCTCCGCCCAATCAGGCTATGTCTGCCCCCGCAGTCATAACAGGGATGAGTGTGCCAGCAGCGACGGAAGCATCTCCCTCGCCAACGTAAAGTCCTAGTTTCTTCGATGAGTGGTCGTTGCTGTCTATGCACTGACCGGATGCACCGACGAAGACTGTTAGCCCCGTTGTGTAAGTCTGTGAAGCCTCGGACTGTACCATGAGTACACCGCCGAGTGGGTAGTAAGCGACTGTAGCACCGGATGTCTCTAGTTCGCCGTCTGCGCCCCTTGAGGACTCTCCTGCGGTGACACCGATGGCGATTTCGCCGTCAGCACATAGGTCAACAGTGTTGTTGGTGCTGTCGTTGACGACGAGTAGCCCTTTGCCACTGACAGTCGTGCTTGCTTTCAATGTTGCGTTTCGTGGGTCGGCTCCTTCTCCGTACATCTTAAATCATCTCCTTCATGCTCTCGTAGGTTGGCGCGGTCATTCTGCTGCGCTCATCTGCTGCGAGTGTCTTGTTCCAAGCGGAAGCCCATGCGTTCCATGCCTTGGAGTAAATTTTCTCGTCGTTGCTGACGAGTCTGCCGTTGAGGTAGTTGGAAACCATTGGCCTCTCTTCCTCTCCGGGCATCGAAGCCTCGACTGGCTTCTCGACTGACTCTACTGGGGTCATCTCGACAGGGGTTGGCTCCGGGTGGGAGGCTTCCCATGACGCGATGAGCGTCTCTAGGGTCGGTGTCGATAGGTCTTCGTGACCTGACATCCCGAGGTCCGTGGCTTTCTCAACGAGGACCATTCTCTCGGCCTCGACGCGAGCAGCCTCGGCAGCCTCGTATTCGGCTATCCTGCTGTTTGCGAGGACGAGTTCGGCTTGTAGTGCCTCCATCTCCTCTGTTTTGTCTTCAATCATAATTTCTTCCTCGGTCATTGCAATCACCTTTGGGTTGATTTCAGCAGTATTCGACTGACTTATAATAGTTTCTTGGGAAACCATTGGTTTCTTTACCTTTTTCTTCTCAATCGTTTCAACATTTGCACGGTTGTACGCTGGTCGCCTTACCAAAGCAAGGTGGTCGAAGGTGAAGTCTTCGCCAAAGACGAGGCCATCCTCGTCAGCCGACACAGGAATACCTGAGCCGCCTATAGAAACTCCATATCCTTCCTGCTTCCAAAGGCCGTCTTCCATAGAGGCGAACAACTCTTCGCGTGTGACGTGCGCGACGTATCTTACATCGTAGCCAGCGTTGGTTGTCAAGAAGGTTGCACTGACGATGTAGCCGACGTTTGATTCTTCAAGACCTTCTACATTGCGGCTGAAGCCAGCACCATGTTCGTTTGCCCTTGGGTGCATGAGTGTCAGGTCTGAACCTGCCATTTGGTCAACCACTGACTTTGCGCCAGCGTGCGTGAGGGACCACTTGTTCTTGTTCATACCTTGGTGGAAGGCTATCCCTCGTATCTCGTAGACGGTCCTGCCTGTCTCAGCCATGACCTTTGCCTCTACCTCGTCTATCTCAACCTCTAATGTGACAGCGACTTTCTGACAGCGACCATCCTTCATCTTCTCTCCGGGTGGGCAAGAACTCGTTTTCTTCATGTGATAACTGCTGTTGTACTTGATGTTGCGAGTCTTGTAAACATCTTCTTCATGGTCGTTATTATGAAGGGCATTGTATTCGTCCTTGTCCTTTTTGTTTTTCATCATGTGATAACTCTCAACTTCCATGTCACCCCCGTTCTTCTTGCTCATGTATTCCTCATGAGTTTCGCAGGGCATGAAGACAGTTCTGCCGTTTTCTTCGTGGGAATGTATCTTATCGCACCCCATCTTCTTAGCCTCTTCCATAGCCTCGCCGGGGTTGTCGTAAACACCCCTGCGTAGCATTTCTGCTCTGTAATGGTCAGTTCCATCGTGCGCCCTGTCTTGGCCTTTGAACTTGTGACCTTCGTGGGCTTTCATACATTCTTCTGTGCTGTTGCCCATACCCTTGCATCTTGCCATGTATTCATCATGTGTCTCGCTGCTTTTGGGTTTGGGTGCTGCTGCTTCATAATTCATCGTTTCTTCATTCTTGTCTTTGCATCCACAATCCATTGCTTCCACCTTTCTACCACTTTCCCATTGTCTGCAAGACCAGTACCGGGCCTTGTACTTTGGTCCGGGGTTGTCACAGTTATGTCGGGAACGGAAGTTTCGTCGTCTTTCGGGGTCGTCGCGCTTTATCTCCATGTTTGGGTCGCCAAATCTGACAAGGACGACGTTGCCTTTGTCATTTCTAGTATATACGCCAAATTTCTTGCTTGCGCCGGGAGTACGGAAGGGTTTGTTGAGTGTGACATCGCGGCCTTGATATTCTGCTGCGGCTACATCAACGTCGCCCCAGTCTTCGTATGCGACCTTTTCACCACCACAACCGCATCCGCACGACATGGTGCGGGAAGTAAAACAGTGACTTATTAAGACTTCCTAGGATGTCCTCTAGGCAACAAATCGTTGTCTTGTGTGTACTTTGGGTTGGATGGTCTACCTGACCTAACAAGCCGCAGGAAGGCGTTTACCCTTGCCATCGACCACGCAGCCCTGCTGACTCCGGGCCTGTGGGAAGTGGAGTATGCACCTGCGCCCCGACGGTAAACTGCCTTGAGCATCCTGAGAGTCACCTTGCGGTCAGACTTCTCATTGTGGTTCTTAACCTTGTTTTGCAGCGACTTCGTGACACTTTCACTGAATGTCACCTTACCGCCGGGACGAGCAGAACCGGGCCTGTTTCGTGGGCTGCCCTTGATTCTATCTTTCTTAGGTGCGGGAGTGGAACGGGGGTCGTGTTGTCTTGCGGTCCTGTCTGCATAACTCAAGCAGACGGCGTATCTTTGGTCACGCTCAGGAAAGTCACGGTTCATCTTCGTGTCAGCCATGCACCTGTTGATAAAGGCGGCTCGGTTCTCATCGGGTCTTCTCGTAGGCATAATATCATCTCCAATTAGGAACCATCCAATCTTCCGGTTCGGGGAAGTTGTCGAAAGCCTCATTTGCGCTAGAGTATGTAGATGGCAAATCTCTTAGCGTCTGCCTTACGGTATTCAAGGCGTTTTGTTGCTCAGTCGTCAACTGCGCCCACCTGTCTGCGAAATACCACAAGTCAAGTTCTTCTATCAAACCCCTTCTCATAAATCTTACTTCATCCCAATCAACATCAAATGTCGATGTGGTTTGTGTTCCATCTTCTTCAATGGTGACTACTGTCCGTCTCATGATATTACCATCCCTATTCTTGGCAGAATTGTTTGTTGCACTGTTTCAAAAGCGTCATCAAAGTAAGACGAACTTATGGTTGGGAACGTGCCGAAAGTGTTGCCCGAAACCCTAAATGTATGTTTTGCTTTGGCAGTATACAAGCCGGTGAGTGACCCCGATTTTTCGGCAGGAAGATTTGGAGTTCCGGCTTCTGAACTAGAAATAGAAGACAATGTGGGTAAAGAAGTGTTATATCCGAACCAAGCCACCCAAAGAATTTCTCCTGCGGTGACTGATACGCTTGCGGTAAAGTCATATGAAGTGTATGTGGTAGGTGTAAAGTTCTGCGAGAAAACAACACTTCCTGTAGGTCGTAGTTTAGTTGAGTCTGCCCTGTATAATCCGAAAGCCGTATCAGAACCACCCGCACCTCCCACAAACCTAATACCGAGTTTACTCAAAGTTCCTGCCTTCGGCATTATGATGGGGAAGAATGTCAATGTACCGGTATTCAGTGCGGGTCCAAAACTACTGCTTGATGATTCTCCTAGTCCTAAAGACGAGCAATAGATTGCTGTGCTACTGTTGCCTGATGAATCAAAAACATCACAATCTCGTATATACCCTATGCCACCAAGACCAATGTCGGGAGCAGATGAACCACCGCTTTGAGCGACCCAATCAAGGTTGCCCGAACCATCTGTCTTTAGCACCTCATCTGCGGAGCCATCAGTGTTAGGAAGGGTAAGTGTGTATGAGGCTGCTGCCGAGTGCGGTGGACCCTTGATGACTATACCATGACTGTTCTGCTCGCAGTTGAGTTTGAACTGACCAGCACCTTTTGTTGCATTGCCCTTGAAAATAACTTGTCCTGTCCCGTTTGCAGCCAACTCTATGTCGCCGTTGCTTACTGAAACAATGTCATTACCGTTGACATCCAAGTTTCCGCCCAACTGAGGGGTTGTGTCTCCCACTATATCGCCAACGGTTGCTTGTGCGGCGATGGCTGCCTCGGCTGTATCAGTTATGTGTTCTGTACCAATGATATTCTGTAATTTACGATTCTTTGGCATAGTATCACAACCCGCTTCTGTCGTATGCTTCCCAAGCATCACAAGCGGCGTTAGCACCGGCCTCTGCGTAATTCTGAGGTAAATCTCTGAGGAATTGTCTGTATGCTGCTTGCGCATCTGTCATGTTTCCTCTCAAGACCCACCAATCTGTGTTCTGAAGTGCCTCCAATCTAACTTGTTTTAGTTCTTCCCATGTGACATCTCTATATGTTGTAGAGACTAACTCCGTGCCATTATACACTCTGCTTCTTCTGCTTATAGGGCTTGTCATTTCCATACTATCACCTAACTATATTTTATTCCTAGTCTCAAAGCATATGAAGTGTTGCCACCTAGATAAAGTTGGTTTGCGGTTGGCGTGGCTGGTAGTGTGTTTGCCGAGGACGAGCCAACATCCAACATATTGTAAGAGTTATCTACGCTACTCATTGTTTGCACTTGATTGACCACGCTTTGTGTTCCAGCCGGGTTTTCAGCATGAAGTCTAGGGTTGCCGGTAGTGTTTGTTCTGTTCCAAGCATAGAAATACATCTCTCCTTGTGTCAGTGATATTGTGGCACTTGAACCACTAGCATCTACAATGCTAGTTTGCGATACTTCTCCGGTTGATGAACAATCCATCTCGGCCCTACCCATCAAGGCAGTAGGCACACCGTTAGTATGTGAATAGATACCGACTAAGAAGTTAGTGCTTGAGTCAGCCGTTGCCACACTTATTAGAAACGTGCTTACATCTCCTGTTTTGGGTGCTATGAAAGACCTAAATCTCGGTTGTGAGTAGTTAGAACGTGTGTAATAACTGTTAGATAACGAACCAACACAAGTCATACCCACACCCCTACTCAACAGGTATGTGTCTATGACAGATGGTGCTACTGAGTAAACCAAGTCTCTTGGGTTCAATGCTTGGTTGAGAGATGAACCACCGCCGCTTGCGGTAGCCCAAGTGACGGCTGAACCACTTCCACCGGAAGTCAACACCTGACCGCTAGTGCCGGCAGCAGAACCACCAATGAGAATTTCGCCGGCTGAACCTACTGCTAATCTCTCACTACCTCCGGTGATGAAACCTAGTTGGTCTGCTGCTGTTCTTCTAACACCTGTGTCGCTATCACCCTCAAAATGCACGCCCGGTTCTGAATTGCTGCCTGTTCCAACTCTCAATCTCGATAGTCTTGTATCACCAGCCACATACAATTGGAAGGCGGAATGCACTGTGCTTGAGGAACTGTTCCCTATCACTGTCTTTCCAGCATTGTCTATTTTGAAAATATTGACATCTGATGCTTGGTCGTGGGCTTCAAAGACATTACCTGTTCCTGTTTGTTCAATCTTGAAGAGAGCGGTGTCGCTTTCATCTGTAAGTTTCAATTGTTCTGAACCTGATGTATCAGTCCAAGTCAAAGATGATATACCATTTTCAGTCCCACCGTCGTTATACAATATCTCAGTATCACTACCGCCAACACTTCCACCTGTTGCGGCTATGGTCACAGCACCACCCGATTCGCTGATAGTGACGTTGGAACCTGCGGTGAAGGCAAGTGTCTCCGATGCACCTAGGGTGTTGCCACCTGCGGTCACGGGCCTAAACGTGTTGGTGTCCGTGTTGGTATCGGTTGCTGCTATCGTGATTGTGTCAGTGGAGGCGTTGGTGGTGATGGTGACGTTTGCACCTGCGGCTATGTTGAGCGTGTCTGTGGCTGCGTCTGCCACTATGCTGCTTTGCCCTGATACGGCTATATTCTTGAAAGCAAGGGTAGCACCACCCTCGGCCTGTGCCGCTATCGCTTGTTCTGCGGCATCTGTGATGTGTTCTGTGCCGACAATGTTCTGTAGATGGCGATTCTTCGGCATACCCCGAACTACCCGCAGGTGTTTCATAAATGTTATCTTCGTTTAAAGATAAGGTCGTACCAATCGTGAATGGTAGAGCCACTAATCGCAGAAAGAAAGAAGAACCAAATGAAAAAACCACAGAGGGCATCAATCATCTCGTAGCCTCGCATACTCAAAGACTTTGACCCACATCAGTAAGCCTGTCCCTATCCACAGCAAACAGCAGATGGAAAAGAGGTACTCAGTCAAAGTCCTCGCCTAGTAAGCCACATATCGAGCATAATTGAAAAGGACACAAAGAACACAATGAAGAAGATGAACTCATTCACTTCTTGCCCCCTTCTTTTTTAGCCCCGCTCGTCGTGATAAACTCATCCATTTTGAGTTCGTGGGACTTCTGCATCTTCTCCATCTCAAGTTCGTGGTTGATGCGAGCCAACTCAAGAACTCTTACGTGGTCCTTCTCGGCATCTGTGGAGGCCACGTCGGACGCAAGTTGGTCGGGTAGGATGTTTATCTTAGCAGACTCCTTACCCTTGAACAAGTCTAGGACTGATGTTATCATTAGTAGAGCGGGACCACCGAGAAGACCGATGACAGTGAGTTGAGAATCTGTGATTTCCCTCTCTTCCACGATGCTGAAGTATGATGCTGTTGCGGCTATAGTCACCCACGAAATAACAACACCTAGGCCGAAAATCAACATGAGTTTGTCATTTGGACCGGACCTATCGCTACGTGACATATCTTTACCAGCATTCTTGCGTCTTATTAACATTTCACCCATTAAAATTAGTGTTAGGCTCAAAGCAAGTCCGTAGAATCCAAAGAACAGCACATCGCTCCAAAATGTGCCGGTAGTGCCTATATCAGTTGCCATCTGCTGCACCCGGCTGTGAGTTTTCTCTCGGTAGTTCGCCTACGTTGCCACCGCTTGATGACCCGTCCTTTCTCATGTCTCCGTCCCTACCGACGGTGGGTAGGTTGAGTTCGTCCAGTGCTTGGTTCAGTGTGATGATGCCGGAGTTCCAGCCAAGGGTCACACGCTGCATGATGTTGAGCGGTGTCTCGGAGTCCATAGCGTCGAACTTTATCGTAGGTAGGTCTTGCCTCCGGTATGGGATGTCAAGTAGGTCTAAGTGCATCATAAACATCTTGGTGGCGGCCTCACCGAGTATTCGGTGCATCCTGCTGATAGCACCAACGGCCCACAGGTTTGCGTTGTAAGTCGCCGCAAACGTGGACCCTCTCTCTTGGCCCGCAGCGACACGGGGAACTTGTAGAACGGCTGCGATGTCAGCGTTGATGGTGTCGAGGAAGTCAACATTGTTCGGCACGGAGTTGCCCACATCGACGTGATGTAGTTGGACGTAGTGTGGTAGGATTGGTATT